GCGCGAAACGGCGCGGAATCGCTTTAGTGCCAGGGCGGTTAGGGTCTAACGGGATGCAGAGTTAGGTGGCTAACGTGTCGCGGCGATCGGTGGCGGACGCGCTCAACGTGAGCGGGGGGCGCGTGTCACAGCTTTGGAAACAGGGCATGCCGCGCGAGTCGGTAGCAGAGGCCGTCGAGTGGTATCGACGGAACATCGACCCGCGCTTGAGCCCGACGCCATTCTCCGGGCCGGATGCGCCGCCGGTGGCGCGCAAGGTGGCCAGCGCCGTGGCCGAGGCTTACGACATCGCCGCGGCCCGGGCCAAGCGTGAGCACCACGAGGCCAACCTGGCCGAGATGCGCGAGCGCCAGCAGGCGGGCGACCTGGTGGAGCGCGCGGCCGTTGAAAAGAAAGTCGATGACGCGTCCGCCCAGATCCGTTTGGCGCTCGAGCGCATCCCGGACAAGATCGCCGAGCGGGTGGCCGCCGAGTCCGACGCGCACGCCTGCCATACCCTGATCGCCGCTGAAATAGACCAGGTGCTCGACGACCTCGCGCAGGTCCGCATCGCATGATCGTGGCCGAGCGCACCTACAGCACCGCCGACCCGGTCGCCCTGGCGAACCGGCTGCTGGCGGGCCTGCGCCGGCCGCCGCGGGTGAAGGTGAGCGAGTGGGCGGACCAGTACCGCCGTCTGCCAAGCAAGGGCGCCGCCGAGCCAGGCCTGTGGCGCACCTCGCGCGTTCCGTATCTGCGCGAGATCATGGACGTGCTGAGCGCCGAGCACCCGGCCCGCCGCGTGGTGTTCATGAAGTCCGTGCAGTCCGGCGGCACCGAGGCCGGAAACAACTGGGTCGGCTGGTTTTTGGGCACCCAGAAGGCGCCGATGATGGTCGTGCAGCCTACGCTTGATCTGGCCGAGCGCTGGAGCAAGCAGCGCCTCGCCGCGATGATCGAGGAAACGCCGGAACTGCGCGCCCTGGTGCGGCCGGCGCGGGAGCGCGACTCCGGCAATACTACGCTGCTCAAGGAATTCCCCGGCGGCGTGCTGGTGATCGCCGGAGCCAACAGCGGGGCCGGGCTGCGCTCCATGCCGGTGCGCTACCTGATGCTGGACGAGATCGACGCCTACCCGGTCGAGATCGATGGCGAGGGCGACCCGATCCAGCTTGCACAAGCGCGGACCACGACTTTCCCGCGGCGCAAGGTGCTGCTGATCAGCACGCCGACCATCGAGTCGCTCAGCCGCATCAATCGCGAGTGGCTCGGCTCCGACATGCGGCGCTACCACGTCGCGTGCCCGGAGTGCGGCCACTTCCAGCCGCTCGTCTGGGACAACCTGACGTGGGACAAGGGCCAGTACGACACCGTGCGCTACGCCTGCGGCGAGTGTGGCACCTTGATACCGGAGCACCGCAAGACGGCCATGCTCGCCGGCGGCGTCTGGGTGGCCGAACACCCGGAGCGCGAATCGGTCGGCTTCCACATCAACGCGCTCTATACGCCGGTCGGCCTCGGCCTGTCTTGGCCCGAGCTGGCGCAGGAGTGGGAGGCCGCCCAGCGCGACCCGCAGAAGCTCAAGGCGTTTGAAAACTTGCGCTTGGGCCAGGTGACCCGCGACCCGAGCGAAAAGCTCGACTATGAGGAAATCGCCAGCCGCGCCGAACTGCACCGCAAAGTCCGCGAGATCCCGGCCGGCGTGGTCTGCCTGACCGCCGGCATCGACGTCCAGAAAGATCGTTGGGCCGTGCTGATCCTCGGCTGGCACCGCCACGGCGTGGCCGTGATCGACTGGGCCGAGATCCCCGGCGACCCGAGCCAGCCGGCCGAGTGGGCCAAACTGGAGGCGCACGTCGGCCAGCCGATCGCCAATGCCCGCGGCGTACCGATGCGTGTCGAGATGAGCGGCGTCGATAGCGGCTACCTGCAGGATGACGTGATGTACTTCGTCCGCCCGCGCCAGCGCCGCGGCTGGTTCGCCATCAAGGGCAACGCGCAGTCCGGCCGGCCGATCATCACCCGCGCCAGCCGCATCGACTTCACCTGGCGCGGCCAGACGATCCGATCTGGCGCCGAGCAATGGCCGGTCGGCGTCTATGCCGCCAAGGAATGGATCTTCACCCGACTGGCCGGCGACCGCGACCGCAGCCAGGAGGAGCGCGCCGTGCGCTTCCCGGCCGAACTGGGCGAGGCGTTCTACTCGCAGCTCACCGCCGAGGTGTTCGACAGCACCAAGCGGCGGTTTGTGAGCATCCGGCCGCGCAACGAGGCGCTCGATACCTTCTGCTACGCACTCGCCGCCGCCCAGCATCCGCTGATCCGCGTGCATACCTGGCGCGACCCGCAATGGACCCGGCGCGAGGCGATTTACGAGCCCGCCGAGGGCGATTTATTCGCCTCGAAACCGCCGGAAAAAGCGCCTGAACCCGAAAAAACAGCGCCGGATTTCCTCCGGCGCCCCGAATTACCGCCGTCATCGCGCGGATTTGTCAGGAGATTCTGATGCCCGGAGATTTCGTGAAGGAAATGGTGGCCCTGCTGGAAACCACGCCGCGCACGGCTTGGGAGATCCGGATCCGCGCGCAGTTCGGCGGGGAGGCGCGTTACGTCGCGCGGCGCGATCCGATGCCCGCGCAGCAGGTGCGCGAGTGGGTGGCGATGGGGGTAGCGGCCAGGACGGCGCGGCTGAAGATCAGAGGGAAGTGATTTTGTGGCACGGCACGGCTGGGCTGGGCAAGGCGAGGCCTGGCGAGGCGCGGCAAGGCAGGCAAGGCCGGGCATGGTGAGGCGGCGTGCGGCACGGCTTGGCAGGGCAGGCGTGGCGGGACTAGGTCAGGCTTGTCATGGCAGGGCCAGGCCGGGCTAGGCAAGGCAGGCAAGGAGTATCAGCCCGCACTTTCGCGGGCGTCGGCAACCGCGGGGCCGTGATCCGCGAGGAGAAGAGAAATGGCAACGAAGCAAATCGGCAACAGCGTCCATATCGAGGCGTGCGAGCAGGACACGATCATCGTCGCGATCGTCGGCACGTCCCCGCTGATCTTCAACCGGATGAGCGAAAAAGCCCGCCAGCAACTGCTGATGGGCGCCGGCAAGAAAACCGCCGCCGAAAAGGCCGGCCAGGCCAAGCATAACCCGCTGGCCGAATACCGCGCCTCGCCGTATCGCATGCGCGCGGACGATGCGCCGACGCTGCTCGGTTTTCCGTCCTCCGCGTTCAAGGGGGCTATGGAAACCGCGGCGCTGGAAACGCCCGGAGCGAAAAAGGCGCAAGTCGGCCGGCTGATCTCCGTGTCCTGGGACAACGTCGCGATTTACGGCGTGCCGGAAATCTTCTGCTCGATCACCCGATCGGCGGACATGGCCAAGACGCCGGACGTGCGCACCCGCGCGATAGTCCCCGAGTGGGCGGCCATGCTTTCGGTGTCGTTCGTCACGCCGACCCTGCGCGCGCCGATGGTGCTGACCCTGCTCGCCAATGCCGGGATCGTTTCGGGCATCGGCGACTGGCGCCAGGAGAAGGGCGCCGGAAACTTCGGAGCTTTCCGCGTCACCAATCCGGACGATGAGCAGTTCCAGCGCATCGTCAAGAGCGGCGGGCGCGCGGTGCAAGAGGCGGCGCTGGAGCGCCCGCGCGCGTTCGATGCGGAAACCGCCGAGCTGCTGGAGTGGTACGGTCAAGAGGTCGGCCGCCGCGGGCTGAAGGTCGCGGCGTAATAAGGCAGGCGAGGCGAGGCAAGGCGGGGCGGGGCAAGGCGGGGCGGGGCAAGGCAGGCGAGGTACGGCTTGGTTCGGAAAGGCGAGACCGGGACTGGCGCGGTGCGGCATGGCATGGCAGCAAAGGCACGTCACGGCCTGGCGGGGACAGGCATGGATGGGCGAGGCGAGGCACGGCAGGCAAGACAACGAACAGGAGAAACAGGCATGACACTGAAATGGCGTGACGATTCGCGCATCGCGCGCAGCAAGGTCGATCCGGACGCGGCGCTGGTCGAACTGGAGCGCATCCGGATCGAACACGGCGGCAAGCTCAAACCGGAGGATGTGGTGAAGGAAAGCGAACCAAAAGAGGCGGTCCTGCATCCGATGTTCGAGTGGCGCAACGCCGTTGCGGCCAACGAATACCGGCTTTGGCAGGCGCGGCACCTCGTCAAATCAATCCGCATCGTGGTCGTAGAAGACGACGACCGCACCGTCGAGAATCCGTACTACGTGCCGGTTCGCGTCGAAAACGAAGAGGGCAAAAAAGAAAACTACTACCAGGCCGCCGAGATCGCCGTCACCCGCCCGGACGAATGGTTGAGCGCGCTCGCGGGTGCGCAGGCTAAAGTCTCGCAGGCGCGCAAGTCGTTGGAAGAGCTGGAGCGCATCGCGCGCGGTAGCGGTGACTCCGACAGGCTGGCCCGTCTGGCGATCGCGGCGAAGGCGCTGGATACGGCCGCGGAGGCGCTGAGGCACTAAGGCAAGTGGCACGGTAAGGCAGGCGCGGCGCGGCCTGGCGAGGAATGGCCAGGTCTGGCGAGACACGGCTCGGCAGGAAAGGCGAGATCTGGTATGGCGACGAGAGGTAAGGCGTAGCATGGCGGGGCTTGGCAGGCGGGGCAGGGCATGGAACGGCGTGGCGTGTCCAGGTAAGGACTGGCGCGGCGCGGAAAGGCAAGGCAGGCGAGGCTAGGCCCGGCGCGGCCCGACACGGCTGGGCGCGGCAAGGCAGGAAAATAACGGCGGCTTCGGCCGCCGTTTTCATTTGTGCTTGCCGACTTCTCATTAACTCGGCAATAGCTTTTATCTACTGTCCGCCGCTATGGCGGCAGACATTCCTACCCTTGAGCCTACCGAGGTTCGCAGCGGCGACACCTGGACTTGGCAGCGTAGTCTGTCCGACTACCCGGCTGGCGTCTGGACCTTGGTCTATTCGCTTGTTAATTCAAACGGCAAGATCACCCTCACGGCGACCGCCTCCGGCGCCGATCACCTCGTCAGCGTAGCGGCGGCTACCACCGCCGGCTACGCGCCGGGCACCTACTCAGCAGTCGGACGCGTCACCAGCGGCGCCGAAGCCGTCACCGTCTGGACCGGCGGAATCCAAGTTCTGCCGAATGTCGCCGCCAAGACCAGCTACGACGACCGCTCGCACGCCCGCAAGGTGCTCGAAGCGATCGAAGCCGTACTCGAAAACCGCGCCACCACCGACCAGCAGGCCGTGACCATCGGCGACCGGTCGATCGAGAAAATGCCCATCGCCGATCTGCTCAAGCTGCGCGACAGCTACAAGTTGGAGGTCGCCTCCGAAGAGGCCGCCGCGCGCCTGTCCTCCAACATCGGCGGCCGTGGCCGCGTGATGACGAGGCTCTGATGGGCATCCTGTCCGACGCCATCGCCAAGATCCTCGGCCGCAAGCCGCGGCGCTCGGCCGCCGCTTTCCCGGCGGCGCAGGTTTCGCGGCTGACCAACTCCTGGACGAACGACCCTGGCGCCATCAACCGTTGGGCGCGCCACGAGCTGCGCACCCTGCGCGCACGCTCTCGCCAGTTGGCCCGCGCCGAGGGCTACGCCGCAAAGTTCGTCGGCTCTTGCGTGGCCAACGTCGCCGGGCCGAAGCCGTTCGTGCTGCAGGCCAAAGTCAAGCGGCCACGCGGCGCGCCGGACGTGGCCATGAACGCACGCATCGAGCAGTCCTGGCGCGAATTCGGCCGCCGCGGGCGCTGTGATGCGACAGGGAACCTGTCGCTCGCGATGCTGCACCGGCTGATCCTGCGCACCCTGGCGCGCGATGGCGAAGCGATGGTCCGCATCCTGAACAAGGGCCGGGCCGGCATGCGCCTGCAGATACTCGACATCGACCGTTTGGACGAGGAAAAGAACGAGGATCTCGGGGCGCGCGGCTCCATCAAGATGGGCGTCGAGGTCGATCCCGACGGCATGCCAATTGCCTATCACATCCTGCGCAAGCATCCCGGAGAGGTCGGCTACTGGGGCGGCAACAACGTGCGCGAGTACGAGCGCGTTCCGGCCGCCGAGATCCTGCACCTGTTCGTCCCGGAATACCCGGAGCAGGTCCGCGGCATCCCGTGGATGGCCGCCGCCATGATGCGCATGTGGAATCTCGGCGGATTTGAAGAGGCCGCGGTGATCAACGCCCGCGTGGGCGCCAGCAAGATGGGCTTCTACGTCTCACCGGACGGCGAACTGCCTGCCACGCTGGCCGATGCCAAGGACGCCACGACGGGCCGCTTCGTTCAGGACGCCGAGCCCGGCGCCTTCGACGTGCTGCCCACCGGCTACGACTTCAAATCGTGGGATCCGCAGTTCCCGGACGCCGCCGTCGAGCCGTTCATCCGCACCAGCCTGCGCGGCATCGCTGCCGGCCTTGGCGTCGCCTACCACTCGCTGGCCAACGACCCGAGCAACGTCAATTACTCGACCGCACGGGTGGCGCTGCTCGAGGAACGCGACACCTGGATGGCGCTGCAGGAATGGTACGTCGAGCAGTTCTGCGAGCCGCTCTACCGCGCCTGGCTCGATGCCGAGCAGCTCGCCGGCACCCTGCCGCGCGATGAGCGCCTGCTCAACGTGCGCTGGGCGTGCAAGCGCTGGGCCTGGGTCGATCCGCTCAAGGAAACGCAGGCACAGACCGCGGCGCTCGCCGCCCGTCTGACCAGCCGCACCCGCATCCTCATGGAGTCCGGCGAGGACTTCGAAGACATCCTGGCCGAGATCGCCCAGGAGGAGCAGCTCGCCGAAACGATGGGCGTGGAGCTGGAGCCGGAGACCGAACCGGCCGCGCCGGCGCCGACCGAACCGCCGGAACCCGAAGACACGGAACCGGAAGACAAGGAATCCGAAGATGAGCAAGAGCGACGACTCCGCGTTGCGTAGCCTGAAAGGCTCGTTCGCCCGCGCCGCCTTCACGCTGGAGCGCGGCGGCGTCGATGAGCAAAACCGTACCGCGCAGATTGCCTGGGCCTCCGAGCTGCCGGTGGAGCGCGCGTGGGGACGCGAAATCCTCGACATGCGCCCCGGATCCGTGCGCCTGGAACGCCTGAAAGACGGCGCTCCGTTACTGCTCGAACACGACAACCGCGAGCAGATCGGCGTCGTCGATTTCGCTCGCATCGACCCCGACCGCCGGGGCCGCGCCACGGTGCGATTTTCCAAGAGCGCCCGCGCACAGGAGATTTTTCAAGACGTCCTGGACGGTATCCGTACCAAGGTTTCGGTCGGCTACCAGATCAACGACGTATCGCTGGAGTCCCGAGATGGGGACGTTTCAACCTACCGCGTGACCGACTGGATGCCTTTCGAACTGTCGCTGGTGAGTCTGCCGGCCGACAACTCGGTGGGCATCGGCCGGGCTATGCCGCGGACACCTGAAGGAGCATCCCAAATGGATGACACCAAGCCTCAAGCGGCAACGCCCGCTCCGGAACCCGCGGCCCCCAGTGCAGTGCGGGACATGATCAACCAGGAACGCACCATCCGCGAGCAGGCCGCCCGCGACATGGCCAAGCGCAATGCCGACATCATCGCGATGGGCAACAAGTTCCGCCACTACGGCGGCGACGACCTGGCGCAGAAGTCCATCCTTGATCCGCAGATCACCTTCGAAGGCTTCCGCGAGCAGTTGCTCGACCTGGTCGAAGCCCGCGCCGGCCGCGCCAGCGACGTGAGCCACGCCCCGGCCCCGCGCCACGGGCAGACGCCCTACGGCATGGGCGCGCGCGACATGATCGCCAGCGCCAACCTGCAGACCTTCCGGGGCATCGGCAGGGTGATGGGCAAGGATGACCACGAGGTCGCCTATCGCGCCGGCATGTGGGCGCGCGGGGTCATCTTCGGCGACGCCGCGGCGCTCGGCTGGTGCCGTGACCACGGCGTGCAGTTGATCCAGGGCGAGCAGATGGGCAACGCTGCGCGGACCATGACCGAGGGTGTCTTCACCTCGGCTGGCTGGCTGGTGCCGATCGAAATGGAGTCGGCCATCATCAGCAACCGCGAGCAGTACGGCGTCGCGCGCCGCATCTGCAACGTGATCCCGATGGGCACCGCCAGCATGACGCTGCCGCGCGTGACATCCGATGTCACCGCCTACTTCGTCGGCGAGGGCAGCACCGGCACCGCCTCCGATCCTTCCGGCGACCAGGTGCAACTGAACCTCAAGGATCTGATGGCCTACACCCAGATCGGCAAGAGCACGGCGATGGATGCCGTGATCCCGCTGGCCGAGATGGTCGCGCGCGAGCAGGCCCGGGCCTTCGCCATCAAGGAAGATGCCTGTTTGGTGATCGGCGACGGCACCTCGAGCTACGGCGGCATGCTCGGCATCGTCAATCTGCTGGAAACCGCCGCCTACGCCGGAGGCCGTGGCCTGGCGGCCACCAACCACGACACCTTCGGCGAGATGGATGCCACCGACGTGGCCGCGCTGATCGGCAACTTGCCGGTCTATGCCCGCGCCGGCGCACGCTTCGTGGTCTCGGGCGTTGGCGAAGCCATGATCTTCGGCCGGCTCAAGCTCACCGCGGGCGGCCAGGATACCGGCACCCTGCAGGGCGGCGTGCTGGAGCAGAGCTATGCCGGCTTCCCGATCTCGGTCGCGCACAACATGCCGGCCGGCGCCACCACCGACTACAGCAACAAGATCCTGGCGCTGCTTGGCAACTTCCAGCTCGGCGTGGCCTTCGGCTCGGGCAGCGGAATGATGCTGACGGTCGACCCCTACACCAACGCGCATATGAATCTGACGCGGATCATCACCACCGAGCGCATCGACATCGTGGCGCACGGGGTGAACAAATCCACGACGGTGGCCGGCCCGATCTGCGGACTGTACGGCGAGTAATCAACCTGATGCCCGGGCCGGCCCGTCCGGCCTGCGCAACGAAAGGACGACATCATGTTTCGACCCGTAGCAACAAGGCTGCTGCTCAGCGCTTCCTGCGCCTCGGACGCCAGCCACACGGCGGTCATCGACACCCTGGGCTATGACCGGCTCACCATCGGCCTGCACGAGACCACGGTATCGGCAACCAACGGTTTCATTACGCTGAAGATCGGCGAAGGCGACACCACCACCGCCTACACCGACGTGGCCACCGCGCTCGCCGGCAGCACGATCGCCGCGACCGCCACGACCGTGTCGCAGAACTACAACTTCAACATCGACTGCCGCGGCCGCAAGCGCTACCTGCTGCTCACGGCCACGCCTTACACCACCAAGACTCTGACATCGCACGTGGTCTATCAGAACCCGGAACTCTCGGGCCAACTGGTGGAAAGCAGCCTGGTCCGCGCGGTCGCCGATCTGTGACCCTGGCCGCCGTCAAGCCTGTTCCGGCCGCGCCGCTGCGCCTCAACCTCGGGGCCGGCGGCGCGCCGCTGGAGGGCTACGACAACAGCTACGACCTGAAACAGGGCCGGCGCTGCTACCCGCTGGAACTTCCAGACAACTCCGTCGAGGAGATCCGCGCCAGCCACGTTTTCGAGCACTTCTCGCACCGCGAGGCGCACCAGGTGCTGTGCGAATGGGTGCGCGTGCTCAAGCCGGGCGGCCTGCTCAAGCTCGCCGTGCCAGACTTCGAATACATCGCTCGCGGCTATCTGGAGCGGCGCGCCGAGCCGTGGGTGGGGTACGTCTGCGGCGGCCATACCGATGCCGCGGACATTCATCTCGCGCAGTACGACCACGCCAGCCTGGGCCACCTGATGCGCGAGTCGGGCCTGGTCGGCATCCACAAATGGCCGGGCGCGCAGGACTGCTCTTCGCTGCCCGTGTCGCTGAACCTCGCCGGCTGGAAACGGCCGGCCGTCTGGGCGAAGACGCACGCCGTGATGAGCGTGCCGCGGCTCGGCTTCATGGACAACTTCTTTTCCGGGGTCGATGTGGTCAGCCGCCTGCGCCTGCCGCTGCGCAAGACCACCGGCGCCTTTTGGGGCCAATGCCTGACCCGCTCGATCGAGGAAGCGCTCGCCGAGGGCGCGGAGTGGATCCTGACCATCGACTACGACAGCATCTACTCCGCCGACACCGTTGAAGCGCTGATGGCCACCGCCGCCGCGCATCCCGAGGTGTCCGCCCTGGTGCCGCTGCAAATGGGCCGCCGCTCCAATCATCCGCTGCTGACTATCCTCGGCGAGAACGGCCGCAACCGCGGCGAGATCGACCGCACCGTCCTAGACCAGACGATCGTCCCGATCAACACCGGGCACTTCGGCCTGACGCTGCTGCGCGCCTCGGCCTTCGCCGACCTGCCGCGGCCGTGGTTTATCGGCAAGCCGGACGAGGATGGCCGCTGGGGCGCCGGGCGTACCGACGACGATATCCACTTCTGGCGCAACTGGCGCGCCGCCGGCCTGCAGATTCACTGCGCGCCGCGCGTGGTCATCGGCCATGCCGAGCTGCAGGTCATCTGGCCATCGGCCAATTTGGAGCCGCTCTACCAGTACGCCTCGGACTACTGGACCGATGGCGAACCGCCCGGAACATGGACATGAAATCCCTGCCGAATTACCGCGTCATCGTCGCGTTCGACCGGCAAAGCGTCGGCGACCTGATCCAGCCGACAGGCTTGCTTCGCGACCGGCTGCTGCGCTTGAAGTTTATCGAGCCGGCCGACGTGCAAAAGCCGGTGCTCACGCTCACCCCGCCGCGCATGGGCCGCCGAGGCGCGCCGAATGCTTGACGCTGCCCAGATCGAGCTTGACGCCCAGTCCGCCGTGCATGCGCTGGCCGACCGCTGGGTGATCGTCAATGGCGCCGAAAAGCTGCGCGCACTGTTCCGGCGCGACTACGTCAGCGCGCTCGGGGTGGAGACAGGCCGGCCAAACATCACCGTCTCCGACCTCGACTATCCCAGCCCGGCCCATGATGACGTGATCGACCTCGAAGACGGCACCCGCTACCTGGTGCGCGGCGTGCAGCCGGACGGCGCCGGAGCGACCGTGCTGTTGCTGGAGAAACAGGCATGAGCGAGATGGTCGCGACGATCCACGGCCCGATGCCGGTCGAGCAGCTTGAGCACAGAGAGACCGTCGAGGAAACGCCAGGCGGAACGGTGCGTGCAACCGAGTACTGGCTCGACGGCGTGCTCGTGCATCGCTCGATCGAGGTCGCGCTCAAGGGGCAGGAGTTCAAGTTCGAGGGCGGCTTCGGGCCGGCCGCATGACGGGAGATTAAGACATGGCAAACACGCAGGCAATCAGCGGTGCAATGAAGCAGGTGGCGCTCGCCGCCGTGGTCGATGGCAAGGCGATGAAGGCGGCGCTATATCTGGCTAGTGCCACCACCAACGGAACCAATTCGGCCTACACCGCAACCGGAGAGGCCAGCGGCAGCGGCTACTCGGCCGGCGGGGTGAGCGTCACCAATGCCAACAGCGCCGGCTTGACCAGCACGACGGCCTACTGGACGCCGAGCGCGAGTATCGCCTTTACGTCGGTGACGCTCAGCACCGCCTTCGATGCGGTGATGATCTACAGCACGACCGACTCGAACCGCAACATCGGCGTTTTCACGTTCGGCAGCCAGACCATCACGGCCGGCACCGTGACGCTGACTATGCCGACCAACGACAGCAGCACGGGCCTCGTGCGCTTCGCGTAAGGGGCTGACATGGCACTGACAACTGCACAACTCGCCACGCTCAAGGCCGCGATCCTGGCGGACCCCGATGCCGCAGTCATCGCGGCGCGGGCGATCCGCAACGATACCGAGGTCGCGCGGCTGTACAACCTGGCCTCAACCTTCGTCGTCTGGCGCACCGCCGTGCCGCCAGAGGATTACCGCCAGTCCGTCGTCTGGACCGAAGTTGATGCGCTTACCGTCGGCAAGGCGCGCATTTGGGAATGGTTGACCTCAAACATGTCGATGGCCTTCGACCCGTCCAAAGCGAATGTCCGCACCGGCCTGTCCGACTGCTGGGCGGTCAATACCACCACCCGCACGCAGCTCATCGCCCTGTCCAAACGCTTCGCCACCAAGGGCGAGAAGGTGTTCGCCGCGGGCACTGGCAGCGATGCTACGCCGGGTGCGTTGGTGTTCGAGGGCGAGATCGGCTTCATGGACGTGGCGCAGGCACTCAACCTGCCATAAGGGGATAGGTCATGGCCAACGAGATCTACCTCAAGAAAGGCACCTCCAAGCTGGTCAATGGCGAAGCCGGTGCCGATGTGGCGTGGTCGATGGAAGGCGTGACCACCGCCAACGGCCGCGTCAGCGCGCAGATCGACTGGGGCGCAGCGCCTCGGCCGGACTGGTATGAGTGGTCCTGCGAGGTGCAGTGGCAGGCCACGCCGACGCAAGGCGCGGTGCTGGAGCTGTACGTCGCGGGCGCGCCAGACGCCGACAGCACTCAGATCGACGGCGACATTGGCGCCAGCGATGCCGCGCTCGGCGACGTGGATATGCGGCGAAACCTGAAATATATCGGCGGCGTGACCAGCGAAAACGCCGCCGCTAGTGAAATCTGCGTGGCATCAGGCACGTTCCAACACACCCAGCGCTACATGAGCATCGTCGGCTACAACGCCGCCGGGGCGACGATCAACGCCACGGACTCCAACTTCCGCTTCAACATCATCCCGATCTACTGGCAGGGGCAATAAGCCGTGTCGTTCGGCATCATCCTCCCGCACCGTTGGACCCGCCAGCCGCAGGGGCCGGTTGAGGTTGATTACGGGGCACAGTTAATAAACGGCCTGCGGGTAGCCTATGCGCCGTGGATGGGAGATCGCAACCTCGTTACCGGAAGACTACTGACTCTTACTGGGACTGATTCCAACCTGAGCCCTGGACAGACCGGAATAGGACGCGTTTGGACGGCCGAATCGTCAAACACCTATCTTAACGAGCAAACTACCTTTGCTAGTGGGTTCACTGCGCTTGGAGTTATCCGGCCAGACGCGACTGATGAACTTGTTATTTTTAGAAACAAACAAGTATCTGAGGGCAACGGCGGGCAGTTGTTTCGTTTGTCCGGAGGGCAATCAAATTACGTGATTGCGGGCGTTAAGTCAGTTGCCACGGACACAGTAACCCCAACTGCAACCGTTGGGCGGACTACATGCGTAGCTCTGTCCGTGACCGGAATCACAAACCCACATAACTGGGCATTCTATGCTAATGGATTAGTAGGATCATCCGGCACGGAATCTAGTCTTGCAACTGCCGGTGCAGTTGGATATGACATTGGAAGCGCTGCGGATGGCGCAATCTATCAAGGTAAAAAATCCCTTTACTTAGTGTTGGTATGGGATCGGGTTTTGTCCGTCTCAGAGGCGGTATCTGTTACGCGGAACCCCTGGCAAATCTTCCGCCCGCTCCAGCGCCGCATCTATGTGCCGAGCGCGGGGGTGGGTGGCGACATCACTCAGGCGCTTACCGGGCAGGCCGTAACCGGCAGCGCCGGCACGCTTGTCCCGAGCCACGAACAGTCCCTGAGTGGGCAGGCGGCGACAGCGACCGCGGGAACGCTTGCGCCGGGTCATAGCCAGGCGCTGTCGGGACAGGAAGCGACGGCATCCTCCGGCACACTCGCGCCAAGTCACAGCCAAGCCCTGAGCGGCTCGGCCGCAACCTCCGCCGCCGGCACGCTCGGCGTCGAGCGCACGATCGCCCTGAGCGGCCAGGCTGTCACTGCCACCGCCGGAACGATCACCTACACCACAGTCGGCGCCGTCAATGTAACGCTCACCGGCCAGGCGGTCGCTGCCGAAGCCGGCACGCTCACGCCATCGCATTCGCAGGCTTTGACCGGCCAAGCGGTTGCCGCCGAGGCGGGCACTGTCACCTACACCGGCGGCAGCGTGCTGACGATCGCGCTCACCGGACAGGCTGTAACGGCATCCGCCGGCACGATGAGCCCGGCCGTGGCGCTGCTGTTGAGCGGCAGCTCGATCGTGGTTTCGGCCGGCACCGTCACCACCTCCGGTGGCACGCCGGTCGTGACCGACGCCCCGGCCGCGCACACCATCCTCGGCCGCGCCCGCGCCCGCACCAAGACCGGCGCCGCGCGCGTGCGCAGCTTCACCGGGCTGAACTGATGACAACCGCTTTCGACCCGAAACGCCCGACCGAAACCGAAACCTTCGCGGCGGACTTCGTCCGGCTGCTGGCCACCGGCGAGACGCTTTCGACCTGCACCTGCAAAGTCGTACTGGCCGACGATGCGACCGAGGCGGACATCGCGGCCATGAAGACCGGCGGCGCGACCATCAGCGGCACCAAAGTACTGCAGAAGGTGACCGGCGGCACCGATGGCGTGCGCTACACGGTGATTTTTCAGGCCGTGACCAGCGCCGGCCAGACGCTGGACCTGACCCGCGACCTGCCCGTGCAGCGCGACCAGACATGAGCCACGTTCGCCAGCAGATCCGCGAGGCTTTCGCCGCCGCCGTGACCGGCCTGACCACGACCGGCGCGCGGGTGTATCAGTCTCGCATCTACGAGCTGCCAGCCGCGCAACTGCCGGCACTGCGCATCAGCACCAACGACGAGGCGATCACCTGGGCGAGCCTGCACAACCCTGCCACGATGGAGCGCGACATCGGCCTGACCTGCGAGGCCGTGGCGCAGGCCACCGCCGATTTGGACGACACGCTTGACACCATCATCGGTGAGGTCGAAGTGGCGATCGCCGCCGACCCGACGCTGGGCGGATTGTGCGGAGTCTGCCGTATCGAGTCGATCGAGATCGACCTGAGCGCCGAGGGCGAAGTTCCTACCGGCCGCGCGGCCATGCGCTTCGCCGTGCGCACCTACACATTGAGCAACGCGCCGCAGACGGCGCTCACATAAGGAGCAAGACATGGCAAACGTCTCCCTCTGGTCCTCGGTCGGCGTGGCCGTGCAAAGCGCCATCGCCGCGGGCAAGACCATCAGCGGCATCACCAAGGCGGCGCCGGGCGTCGTCACGGCATCGAGCCACGGCTACTCGGCCGGCGACTACATCCTCCTGAGCATTCAGGGCATGAGCGAGCTGGACGGCCGGGTGATCCGCGTCGGCACGTCCGGCGTGACCACCGACGCCTTCCAGATGATGGGCGACGGCGGAACCGCCATCGACACAACCAACTTCGGCACCTTCACCTCGGGCACCGCCTACAAGCTGACGATGGGAACGACGCTGGCCACCGTGCTCGACTTCTCCGGGTCGGGCGGTGATTTCGAGTACATCGACGTCACCACGATCCATGACCCGGTGCGCAAGCAAATTCCGGGCGCGGCCTCGCCGGCTACCTTCAACGGGACGCTGGTATGGGATCCGGCCGACGCCGGCTTCGTCGCACTGAAACTGGCCAGCGATACCAAGGCGCAGCGCGCCGTGCTGATCAGCTTCGCCAACGGCCAGAAGTTCGCTTTCAACGGCTACGTCGGCGTGAGCGGCGCGCCGACCGGGTCGGCACAGGACAAGGTCACGACGCCTCTGACGATGACCTCGTTCGGCAAGCTCTCGTTCTTTACGACCTGATGGCCATCAATCGCGCTCAACTGATCCTGCCGAGCCTGCCGAAAGAGGCGGTAGACGTGCCGCAGCTCGGCGGAGAGGTGATCGTCGCCGGCCTGCCGCTTTCCAAGCGGCTGGAGCTTTACGCCGGCCAGAAACGCGGCGATTGGCTTAACGTCTCCCGCCTGCTGGAGGCCTGCGTGCTCGATCCAGACGGCGTGCCTCTGATGAGCGTGGCCGAGTGGGAAGCCTTCGGCGCCGCACACTTCGACGCGGCGCTCCGCCTGGTGCAGGTGGCGCAGCGCCTGTCTGGCCTGGATGCAGGGGATGCCGAAAAAAACTGAGCGAGCGGCCCGAGCTGCGTTTCGCGCTGCTGCTGGCGCGCAGCCTGGGCCGCACCCTGGAGGAACTGAGCGCCACCATGAGCGCCTGGGAGTTCGGCCTGTGGCTGGCCGCCTACGCCGCCGAACCGTGGGGCGACTGGCGCACCGACTATGCCGGAGGAATCGTGGCGGCAACGCTGGCCAACATCAACCGCAAGCCGTCCACCTCGCCGTTTTCGCCGGCGGACTTCATGCCGCGCTTCGAACGCCAGGAAGACCCGGCCACGCCGCAACAGTGGATTGAGACCCTGAGCAACCGATGACGACCAAAGCCCGCATCGAGATCAGCGCCGAAGACCGGACGCGCCAGGCGTTCGCCTCGGTCGAGCGCAACCTCTCCGACATGCAGGCCGGCGCCGACAAGTTCGCCCGCATCCTCAATGGCCTCGGCGGCGTTCTTTCGGCCGGGGCTTTCGTGGCGTTCGCCCGCAACACCATTGCCTCGGCCTCGGCACTGGACGACATGGCCGAGGCCACCGGCGCCAGCGTCGAGGGTCTGTCCAAACTCACCGACATCGCCCGCATCGGCGGCCAGGACATCGGCCAGGTCGAAACGGCGATGGTGCGCCTGACCAAGGCGCTGGCCGGGTCTGACGACGAAAGCAAGGGCGCGGGCGCCGCCTTCAAGGCGCTCGGGCTGTCGATGGAGCAGCTCCAGACCTCGGCGCCCGACCAGGCGTTGGAGGCCGTGGCGCGCGCGTTCTCAAAGTTCGAGGACGGCGCCGGCAAGACCGCTGCGGCGCTAGCCATCTTCGGCAAGTCCGGCGCGCAACTGCTGCCGTTGCTGAAAGACATCGCTGAGCAGTCAGACCGAGCGGCGAGCCTGACCAGCGAGCAGGCGGCCGCAGCCGAGAAGCTGGAAAAAAGATGGAATGCGCTCGGCGTGGCAGCCAGCAACTACGGCCGTGCGATCGTCATGGACCTGATTCCTGGCATCGAAGGGCTCGCCAAGCTGGCGCAGAAAAGCGACATCGGTCTAGGAGGCGCATTGGCGGCAGCAATCATGCCGCGCGGCGAGAACATCCAAGCCAAGATCCGCGAGCTGCAGGCCGAGCTTGACGAGAGACTGAAGGAGCGCGCACGGCCCGGGTCGATGACGGGCGGCGGCCTGTTCGGCGCGCTCGCTGGAATCTCCGACTCGCAACTGCAGCGGCGCATTGCCGCGCTCAAGGAGATCGCCAGCGAAGAGGCGCTGGCGGCCTCCGGCATCGTGTACAGCAACGAGGCGCGCAAGCCGCAGCTTCCGTTCGTGTCGCCACCGGACGCCAAGACCAAGGCCGCCAAGGCCGCCGCCAAGATTCCGGGCCTGGGCGACGAGGTGCCAGGCTTCCAGGACGAGTCGGTGATTCGCGAGAACGAACGGCTTGGCAAACTGGCAGACAGCTACCGGGCGCTGGCCGACCCGCTGCAGAAGTACCGCGACCAGCTCAACGAAATCGCGCTGCTGCGCGAGAAGAATTTGATTACCGTCGAGACGGCGACCGAGGCGGAATTCGCCATCGCCGAGGCAATGGACAAGACGCTCGGCATCATGGAGAAGATGCCGCAGCAGGTGGCCGAGACCGACTCGCTGGTCAAGGATCTGGGGCTTACCTTCACCTCGGCTTTCGAGGAGGCGATTGTCGGCGGCAAGAAACTCTCCGACGTCTTGCGCTCTCTCGGCTCCGACATCCTGCGCATCGTCGCCCGCAAAGCCGTGACAGAGCCGCTCGGCGGCATGGTTTCCGGCCTGCTCGGCGACATCTTCAAGGGCTTCCGCGCCAGCGGCGGACCGGTCGCGCCG